CAGGGGTTGGTTGGCTTCCAGATAGTCTTCTACTTCATCATAAATGGCTTGACGATACTTGACCAAAAAGCCATTAGCATCCATATTGGCAATGTAACCCTTTTTGAAATTAGCGAGGTATTCAGTGTAGTCATAACTCATGGTGCATCTCCCAGATTTTTGATCTCAGACAATTGACTGTTACACAGTTTCGCTGCTTCCCTCTGTTCCAAGAAGCCGACTTTTAAATCAATGGTGGTTATCGGCTTGGAAAGCCGCACAACGGTCACAGAGCGCAGCAATTCCTCTGGTGGTGTGATGTACACATCCCGGTATATCTCGACCGTGTCGTGGACTGTGACGATCTTGGGAGGATTACTCCCACAGCCCAACAATAAAAAAGTCAGGAAGAGGAGCATCCACAGTCCGGCATTCGGTATCCTGTCCACGCAGTTTTTCTCCGTCATCGTGGATGGTTTCCACGGTATGCACCGATTCGGCCTGTAACAACTTGATCGTGGTCAGTGCGTCCTGTGCCAGCTGTTTCTGATGTTCCAGTGCAGCAGCGTTAGCGGCATTGGCAACCCGGCAAACCTGCAATGCCGCTTCATTGATATCGACCGAGATGAGCAGACCATCAAAATCCCGGCGCAGGTTGTTGTACTGTTCTTCAGCGAGATCAGCCCGTCCGGCATTACGCACCGAGGTGTATTTGTAGTATCCGGTCAGTAAGCCCAGTGCCAGAAAGGCCGACAGTGCGATCCATAGGAGATTGGTGCTGAACCAGCCACCAATGGCTGATCCGGTTATCCGGGCAAACAATCCGGTGAAGATGCTCATTGCGCCATTCCTCTGTACCAGCCGGGGATGAACGCCACGTAGCTGATCGTTTCGTGACTGTTATTCAGTCCGGTGACCTTGTGCAGGCAGGGCGCGATGAACCGCCACAGCATGCCCCCACAAATACTCTGTGCCTTGATGATGTTTCCGGCCCCGGCATTGTACCCAGCCCAACCGAGCTGAAGACGCAGGAAGCGCGTATCGCGGGGCCACCATGTCCTGATGTTGCGCCGCAGGATATATGCCCCGGCCTTGATGTTTTTCTTTGGGTCGGTACGTTCATGTGGAGACAAACCAGCATCCTGTGCCGCCCCTTTCATCAGTTGACACAAACCCACCGCACCAGCGGGGGAGACTGCTTCCGGTTTAAGCCTCGATTCCTGATAACACTGCGCTTTCAGCCAGCGCCAGTCATCATCAGGAACCAGCCCGTAAAGATAACGCAGGCTGTATTCCTGAAACCACTCATCGTACTGGTCATTAGACGCTTGCGCCTGCAAGCACACACCCGGCAACGACAATAGCAACGCCAATAATCCGGCCCCTGAAATAGATCGCCATCGCTTGGTTGCCATTTTTGATTTCCTCTCTTGCCTCTGAGCGTGTGATGCCCGTCCCCAGCGATACCCAGCGTATGATGATGAAAAAGGTGAAAGCACCGACCAGCATGGGCACGATGAAGAAAAACTTGGAGGTCAGAAATTCAATGAACACTGGATATCTCCTCAAGCATTCTCAATCCTCTCTTTCAGGTCAAGAAGCTCTCTTTCAGCAATTGCCAGACCTTCAATTACACCGGTCTGGTGCCTATATTCGGAAAAACTCTCACAACCGTCTCCCAACATGTGGTCAGATCGGTCGTTCATGATCTGCCGGATCATCCCTTTCAGGGTGTCCAGCACGTTCTCGTAGCTTCCGCTCACTTACTTTTATCCTTGTTTTTACTGGAGATGATGGCGCTGGCAAGATTTGCTCCAGATTGAAGTCCGGCGGTCTCAGCAGAGGCATGCATCTTCTCTTCTTCCAAATCCAGCTTGTCTTCGCTCAGTGCCTCGACTTTACGCGCCTTGCGCTTGGCCTCTTCGAGCTTCTCCCATTCCAAGTCCAGCCGTTCGCGATCCAGCTTCATCTTGTCGGAAGCCTTCTGCAAGTCGGCCTTGATCTTTTCCATCGCCGTCATTTCCTTGGAGTCCTGCGCTTCCTGCTTGATGTCCAGTTCACGCTTGGCTTGCTGGATAATCGGGTCTTCCTGTTTCTTGGCATTCTCTTCAGCTTGCGCCTGCTGTGCGGCCTTGCCGGTAAGCTGGGCTGCAGCAGGGGCTACCAGACGTGACAGGCGTATTTCGATGTCTTCCGGTAATGGCATATCCGGATCGGGCATTTCCACACCCAGTTCCTGCTCAATCTTATACCGGTAAGCCATCGCCAGATGTTCGGCCAGATGTGCTGCAGCGGAGGCGGCAACCTGTTTGGCGTTCGGGTTCTTCTCCATCAGCGCCAACAGTTGTGGGTGTTCTGCAGCAGCCAAGTGTGCCTGAATGTGTGCCTCGTGATCCTGATACAGGAATGCCCGGATCGGTTTACCGGTCAGCAGGCTCTGGGTCTCGGTGATAGGGTCTTGCGGCAGCATGTCCTCAGACATCGGCACGATCTTGTCGGCATCGCCAATCCCCAGCACCTCCAGCATCTGCCGGTGCAGGAATGGCAGGTCGTACATTTCAGGCTTGGACGCTGCCAGTTGCAGTGCGGCCTGATACTGCATGATGCGTTGCGCCATGGTCCCGGCATTGGGATCACTGACCGGTATCACATCGATACGGGCATCGAAATCATCGGTGATGGTGTACTCGCCATCTACCTCATAAGGATATTCCTGCGGCCCCTGCTCACGGATAATAGCTGTCAGAATAACCAGTTCCTGACCCATCGCATGATGGATGCGGGCCTGTATCGCACTGATCACCTTCATTTCCCGTTCAAGGATCGCAAGGGTGGTGCCAACCGGTGCTTCGGCATTCATGTCAGCAGCTTTCAGATCAGCAGCTGAAGCAAATCTGCGACCTTCGCTGACCAGATCACCCAGTAACTGGTACAGGACTGATGATGGTTCTTTATAGGGTAAGAACGTGATGTTATCGCGGATTGCGCCACTCGGGACATCCACGTCACGGAACTCTCCGGGGGCAATCGGGGTATCGTCACCCTTGATTCTCAAGCCACGAGACTTGAGTCCTCCGGGCAGGTTGGCCAAAGTGCCGGAATCAACCAGTTGGCGCAACAGCGAGGTGGCACTCTTGGACAGCCCGCCAATCATGTGGGTCAACCCAAAACCATAAAACCCCAGCCCCGGCAGATACTGGTAATGAACCACATGGTCACGCTTTTCACGCAACGGGTCATCTTCTTTCCAGTTACGATAGATTGACAGGATTTCCCGCGAACCTTTCTCGACCGTCACTACGTAAGGCAGGGCAATGCCCGTCCCATCTTCAAACCCGATCAGGTCGAGATCAACCTGCATTTCCAGCAGGATGTGCCGGTCATCCAGATCATGATCGGCGGACTCACCCTTCAGTTCGTTGTACTTTCTGTCAATTTCGGTCAGTTCCGGCTTGGTATCCGGAAGATCAATGTCCCGATAAAAACCGGCGACCTGACGTTTGCGCACCCAGTTGGGTGTTTTCTTCATGAGATGGGTAGCGCGTTCGCAGGTACTCAGATCAGCAGTACCGTAATTAACCACGAAGTCCTCTGCCGGAACGTACATCGAGAACGGACGGCCAAAGGTCTGGTCGTGGTAGACCTTGCGGAAGCATGATCCGGCCAGCGGCAGGGAGAACAACAGTTTCTCGGTCTCCGTGCGATATTCTTTCATCTTGCTGGTGGTCATGTAGTTCAGGTATTCCTGTACCCGCATGGCCTGCTTGGTCTTTTCTGGTGACTTGTTACCCACAATCGAGGTCTTGGCCGGACCTGACGCTGGAAACACTTCCTGAATGGTCTGCGCCTGAAAACGCACCACCGATTCAGCCAGCAGAGGATGGAATACTCCGCAGGCACCATCCCATGGCTGATTGCGTTCTTCAAACTTCAGACCAAGTAAGTCCAGTCCCTTGATGTAAGTCTTTTCCCACTCGGAACGGCTGTCACGATCAGACTCAAAATCCTGTACCAGTTCGCTGGCCAACAGACTCAGGTCTTTTTCTTCTATGAACTCGGCAAGGTTGTCACCAAAAGCTGGTTCACCCTGCTGTTCTTCACCAAACTGAACCACCGCTCCACCGTCATCGGTAGGACCGACTGGAGTGGTTACTTCAACCTCCAGTGGCTCTTCAGCGTGTAACGCCATGGCGTTGTTTTCAATCACTACCGTGACCCCTTGAATCCACCACCTTTGGTGGCCGCACCCATGCCCCGGCACAGACCGCCCTTGGCCATTTTCTTGGGTTTCTTCTTAGCCCTGACATACGGACTATCTTCAGGCACTTCTTCGCCACGTTCTCGTTGGATGGCGTGGTAACCCCGCTGAAGGATGTCAGCAACCGGACCTGCTGGATTAGCTGCAGCCATTTTGTTGGAAGCTGGTTCCCATCGTGTCGATGAACGCATTTCAGGAGTTTTTTTGGTCTTTCCACCCTTGGCCATTTTTTTAACCATTTTGGGCGCTTTTTCGAGCTTGGCTGCCTTGTAGTCAGAAACCCGCTGGATGGTATCTTTGGCGGCATTCTTGCCCTTCAGCTGGATACGCTCCTGCCGGTGGTAATCTTCGCCCATGATCTCTTTCTGCTTACCCTTGCGGGCATTTGAATCTTTCAGCATCTTAATCGGGTTCTTCATCAGCAGCTTCCCTTGGTACGTCCACCCTTGGTAGCAGCGCCCATACCACGACATGTCATGCCGCCCTTGGCCATTTTCTTGGTGGCTCCGCCTGATTTTGCGCCAGACATTCTTTTCATACGGTTTGCATCACGTCTGGCCTTGCGTTCTTCATCGGTCGGACCTCTTGAGTCCAGAACGATGTTGCCGGGATCGAGTAAACCTTTCAACCCACTGCCACCATTTTTTGAATCATGCATGGCAGTGGCAATACCGCTGAAGTTCCTCAATGTCTTGAGGGCGCTGTCCTCCTTGTTCTTCTTGAGAATAGCGTAAGAGGGGCTGATTTTTTTCATAATGCTCATAATCTTCCTCGATAATGCTCCCTGCGTTAAATTCCCGCCAAATCCAGAACTTCTTGTGGCTTCAGCTGAATAAAATGTTCTGTTTCAATCTGGGTCAGAAGTCTTTGTCCCGTGTATATCGCCACGGTACTGTCTTCCTGAAGTACAAACTTCAGTCTGTGATCCAGTCCAAGAACCATGCAGCCCAGAACAACCTGTTCAAATTCTGTCAAATTATCCATTTCAGTAATATGCCGCCTTGATTGGAATATGATCAGGATTTTCGTAATCATCACGTAAGGAGATAAACCCGCCACGACGAAACCGCAGTAATGCCTGTGTAGAAGAATCCACCAGATCATCGAAATCACCCTGTGGAAAAGCCGCCATCTCTTCGCGCACCTCTTCCGCCCAGCGGGTATCCGGACACCAGACAAAACCACTGGTAAAGAAATCCGCCACCGAATTAAGGCGGGCAAACTTGTCACCCGTACCGCGATGCGGAGTATATTCCTCGACCGGAATGCCCATCATGCGCAATTCCTGTATCAGGGGCAGACCAGAAGCCTTGGCTTCAACAATGAAGGCATCTGGCTGACGTTCTTCCCACATGCGGAATGCGGTGCGTTTAAGCTCCGGAAACTCCATTCTCTTGGCCAGAGCATCCAGTAACATGATGTTGGGTCGCTTGAGACCTTCTTCATCTTCCAGATAAAACACGCCCCAAGTGGTACAGGCACAACGGTCACTGCGTTCTTTCTTCAGAAAGGCGGTATCCCATGACTGGATCACGTATTCGCATTCCGGTGGGTCGGGTTTTTCCCACATCCGCCAACTGTCGCGCCGAACCAGCGCCCCTTCTTCACCCGTGGGGTTCTGCAGGTACTGGGCGTTCCATTGCGCCACCGGTAACTCACTGCGAATGGCGATCAGTTCTTCTTTTGGCCAGTATTCCGGCCATAACGAATTGTCGGTTTCTGGCATCAAAGCGGGAAATTCAATGATTTCCCAGTCATCAACCCCTTTTTCAGAGGTCATTCGCTTAACGATCCTGCCGGTAATGTCCCGTTTGTGCCAACGAGTCATGACCACGACAATCGCCGCTCCCGGCTGTAAACGCTGCCTCGGGCCAGAGGTAAACCATTCATATGCCTTATCAAACACGCCTACATCACCCTGACGGGCCTGAATGTAATCCTGTTCGGAATGCGGATCATCCACAATCAGGAGATCAGCGCCATATCCAGCTAACTTGCCGCCAACACCAATAGCAAAGTAAACGCCACCCTTGGAGGTGTCCCAGCGCCCTGCCGCCTTGGCATCAACCGCCAATGACGTTTCAGGAAATATTTTTTGATATTGTTCGCTGTCAACCAGATTACGAACTTTGCGCCCAAACGAAGTGGCCAGTTCAGCAGTGTGAGAAGTCTGGATGATCTTCCGATCAGGATATCGCCCCAAGTAATAAGCTGGAAAATGTATCGAAGCAAATTCAGACTTGGTATGCCTCGGCGGCATGTTGATGATTAAACGCTTCAGCGTTCCATCCGCGATCCGCTGAAAAGCATCTTCCATGATCTTGTGATGCCTGCCCTCAATAAAACCGGGCCAAAGCTCTTTCACAAACGTCGCATAATCCTGACGGCATCTGGAAACACGTTCCGACTGATCCAGCTCTTTCAGCAGGTCCAAAAAACCAGCCTGCTGATCCAGCGGTAACGTCTTTATCTTTTGCAGTACCTGCGGATTCACAAACCTCCAGAATCTATCTGTATATATGCCGTACTGTATATATACAGTGGGATGCCCACTCAGGGCATCCCTGTAACTTACAGAGAATAATATTCCGTAAGTTGTATACAGTAAATATACAGACTGTATATATACAGATAACAAACTTCAGGTCAAAAAAAAGAAGAGTCCCAAACAGAACTCTCCTCGATTATGGAGAGTCTAGGGGGTTGACAAAAGAATGTCAACAACAAGTCAGCAGTAAGTACTGGTAATTTATATAGAAAATTTTTTAGACATTGTTGGCTAACGGCATAGACAAAATAGTCTAAAAACAGCTATTTGAGAGGCTGGAATAGTATATATGTGCGTGGGACTCCGACCATGCCACAGGGGGGTGGCGGGGTCGGCAGGGTGCCGTGGCGGGACACCTATCATTTGACGAGTCAGCAGGAAATCACCTGACGCAGAGTTCCTGCATTGGGATTCACGAACAGGGATTCGTCAGTGTATGTTCGTGTCATCCAGTTCCAGCATTGAGATGCGGTCTTCGATCTCTCTCCGTATTTCATCGGGTGACCTGTCCCGCTTGTCATCCACTTCGATACGCTTCTGAAAGAGGCCAACAGATTGTCCAAGCAGGGATGCTGCCTTCAACGCTATGTTCTCAGCCGCTGTGCCCTCGGGAGACAGCAGGAGAGACCGTAGCCGATTCAGGACAAGCTGTCTGTCCCCGACACTCATATCCACCGTTTTCCTGTCCCTGTCCATCCTGAGCCGTTCCACCATCGTGGTCACGTCATGGCGCTGCATCAGCTTGTAACTCTCGTTCCGTATGGTTGCTGGTGACATTTTGTCCGCTTTATATGCTCGTCTGTAAGCGTCTGCCTGACTCAATCCGCTATTCACCAGTTGTCTGGCGAACTCCTCCATTTTCGGTGTCATCTATATGTACTCCTGAGAAAGCCCGTCAGGGCCGTATGGTCATATTAACTTGTCAGTATGACTGATACCGGAAGTGTACTTCGTATATTGGCCCATGTCATCCTGTGGATAACTCGTCCAATATCTGTGGATAACTTTCGGCCCGAATGACCGTTCATCGGTAAATCACTACCGTCTGTCGGAAAGTGCCTGATCTGGGTATGCTGCTATAGACATGTTACTGACACTTCTTCACACTGTGGTTTGCTCATGGATGAGCGGGTCGGACCCATGTCCACCCCCCCGCAGGAAGCGGGGCGCAGAAAGACGACAAACTGCGACATCAAATAGTGCAGGGCATACCCGCCCTCCCCGAAAGCCCAGACCCGCATAGCACGGGAACCGGCTGAAGGGGTAAGTGTCCAGCCCAGACCTGCACAGTACAGGAACCGGCCACAGGACGTGTGGAAGTGGTCTGCCTTTAGCAATAGTTGAACGCGAAAAGGTGCGTAGCGGAGAAACGAATCCGTAGCACCGTCAGTAAACAGTAGCGGCTAGTGCGAAGAGGTGTGGGACCGTGAGTGGGCAGTGTGCTAGGCACTGCCAAGGATAAATCACTCACAATCATTGTGTCGTTCATGGCTCGGGGGAGTTCAAACATGGGAGTTCGACACCACATAAATTCCTGATCACCTATATGGTGAGAACATGACCCACCACGTCATGCGTCAGGGAAACGTGAGAACAAGTACGCTTTGTGCATTGCCATATCGGGTTGTTTCCTGCCCGAGTGTTACAAGGCGAAAAGTTCAGACCTTGATGTCCACTACTACAGTGGGCATCAACAACCGCATCCTTGCGGGGCATCTAAGTGGACGCAACACTAGGCGGCAGGCTGATCACCTGCTGCTGTTGCGGCATGCCTGATGCGGTTGATTGATGTCCATTTCAACCAAAGGAGAACACCATGCAGTACATGAACCCAAAGATACGCCAAGTACTTGACCTGCTGACCGATGCCCAGCTTGATGCAACCATCGAAGCATGGGATCAATTCTGCACCAACCATCCTGACCGGACTGATGACGTGGAGTTCGGCAGAAAGGTAATCACCGATGCTGTCATCGTGGTCGAAGCCCGTGAAGCAGCACGTTACTGAGCGGCGAAGAGTGGCTCAACATGATGCCGCCATGTGGCGGTATCTGTGGACCCACCCACAGGAGTATCACCATGCAAGTCACCATTGAAATTCATTCAGCTTACGATGATCGAGCGAATGTCGTGCTGGATTCAATTGCATCCACACTGGATGCTGATTCCGAGGACAACATCAAGCAAGTCATGGCGCGTGAAATACGTGCCCAGTTGTTGGAACCGGACTTCCACTTCTTCGCTTCATCTGGTCTTCACTGGCACACTGGCACTGACCTGTTGGAGGTGCTGACACGTCAGAAAAAAGCCGATACCAACAGGCGCTCAATGTATCAGGCAAAAGGCTGCACGGTTTACCGTGTCCCCGGTCCTGAAACGCGCAAGTACACCATCGGCAATTACGTTCCAGACGTTGCTGGTGTCACCACTGTCGCAGTAATCGACTACGCGGCGAAACCCCCTCACAAGTGAGTCAGCCCATGCCCCTGAATGGGGGGCATGCACGGATTCATTCACAGAGGAGTAGGAGAAACAATTATGTCACTTGATCGAAGCGAAATTGCACGGGCGCTGGCAAAAGCCCTTGCATACAAGAACTGTGGAAAGCAGGAGCTTGCGGCCCAGTGGGCGCGTGAACTGGTGCGCTTGTTGGAGTGCGCTGAAATACTTAACTGAGGTAGAACGCAATGAGAAAGAAGTTCCATATCAAGCGCCGTTCCTGCGGTCTGTGCAAGCCCCATAAAAAGGGCTGGGAAAACCGCTGGACGGCAAGCGAACATCAGTTGCTGATCGAGTTCGATTCGATCAAGCGCAACCCCACCATGCCTGACCCTGTCGCGCCGGAACCGGAGCGGCTCAAGTTCTTCTGCATGTGAGTCAACCCATGCCCCTGAGTGGGGGCATGCATGGATTCATTACTGACGTGTCACACACAAAGGAGCAACTCATGTCTGACTTAGCCACACAAAAGAAACATCGCATGCTTGAAAAAGCAATGAAGAATTTCCTGCTCATTCCCCCCGTATCCATTGGGCGGAAAGAGATGATCATCACCCTGCCTGATGACGTGAAGAACCAGATCATCAAGCGGCTCATGGAACGTGGTGACCCCGTCAAGGGCATTGACTTTCGCGTCAAGCTGTTCGGCGCTGATCACGCCACGTTCTTCAAGCCGCAGGTGCTAGCACCCCGTGCCGCCATTCGCACCTACATGGACAACGTGGGCACCCCGACAGGACGCAAGATCAAGGGCCGCAAGGCATCGTCTGATCGTGCCCTTTCTGTCGGACGCTTGACCGACTACCTGCAAAATTCAAATGCCCTGATCGGGTCTGCAGACGCGCCCTTCAATGACTTCTGCAGCCATTACGATGAACACCTGCAGGTTGGGCGCGAAAGCGTCGATCACAACTTTCCGTTCCTCGTCAACTGGGGAGGCGAGATGGTTCCGGTAAGCGAGGTCATCAGTCACAAAAAGTTCACCCCTGAGCTGGCAAAATTTCGAGAGGCTTTCTACATTGAACTTCCTGTCCCACGCCGGATGACCATCAGTGACTTCAGTGACCTGAACCTTCCTGCTGACACGTTAGACAAGTGGGCTGAACAGGAACTGAGCAAAGTCGAGACCCAACTCGATAATGCGAAGGAACGTCTGATCGAAGAGGGCAATGATCTGGTCGAACGCATCGTCAAGCAACTGTCGAAAGCACCGGAAAAGCTCAAGCTGTTCGGCACGATCATCACCGATGCCAATGATTTGGGCACGGCACTGCAGGACATGGTGGACAACTATGACCCCGCTGACCTGCAACTTCGCAATGCTGCTGTCACGCTGCAGGAGAAAATCGGCAGTGTTGAATCGACTGATGTCTGGAAGCAATCTGCAACGGCACGGGCCGAAGCAGTTCGTGCTGCGAAAGGTGTTGCGAGAGTGTTCAGTGCCAGCCAGAAAATCATCGACAAGAAACGGACGAAGGCATCTGCCCCTGTTGCCGATGACCTGATGACCGACTGCGGCATGCTTGCCGACATCCTGTAGTTCAGTGGATGCCCTTGGAGGAGGGCATCAGCGGACCTACTAGGTTCTAATTCGTACTTTCACAAAGGAGCATTATCGCCATGGCAGAAACACGCTACACTGACACAACCATTCCTCGCCTGACCAAGTGGTGCCGCAGGAACATGCGGCGGCATGATATCGGTCAGCATCCTCAACCCTTTTTGGTACTAGGTAGTCCGGGAATTGGCAAGTCGGATTTCTGCGAAGAAATCTTTCCGTCCCTGATCGCTGAACACTGGGGCATCCAGCCCGAAGAGGTTGGATACTATGAGTTCAATTGCAACGGCAAGGATGAGGTCGAGGCAACTGGTCCCGCACTGCCGTACAAAAATCCGCAGACCGGAGAGGTTGAATTCAAGTACGGCAAATCGCCCATCGTCACTGCCGCTGAAAAGGTCATGAAAGAAGGCGGATTCAAGTATATGGTCGTGAACCTTGACGAGTTTGCGCAAGGCACACAAGGCTTGATGAAAACCCTTCGCGGCTCACTGAATCCCAAAACACACAAGGTCGGAGAAACCTGCTGGCCGCGTAATGTGTACATCATGGGGACAGGCAACCTTGCCTCCGACAAAGCAGGTTCATCTGGTCTGCTGAAGCACATTCCAAGTGTGTGCAAGGTCGTGAACTTGAAGTTCAGCATGCCTGCCCTGAAGAAGTACTGGGTAGAACATAAGCTGAACCCGCTGGCAATCGAAGTTGCCGAGGCATTCCATGAAGAGGGATTCTTCGTTAACGGTGTCCCCGCTTACGATGGCGCGTACTGCTGCCCCCGTTCGCTGGTCAATTCCAGCTACGATCTGGATGTCATCATGTCCGAACCTGACTTCGATGGCACCCTGACCGCTGATGATCGTGACTACCTGTCAACGACAATCGGTGAGCAGGCTGCATCCACGCTGATGATGTGGGTGAATCGTCATGATCACCTGCCGTCTTCCTCAGAGATTCTGAGCCAGCCACGTAGCGCACTGGTGCCTGATCAAATGGGTTATCAATCCATTGCAGCACACATTGCACTGAATGCCTGCGACAGCGAAGCAGCAGCAAATGCTGCGATCATTTACATCACCCGTCTGCGGCCCGATTTGCAAGTGCCCCTGCTGACCAAGTTGATCAGAGAATGCAACTCCATGGGTTGGAGTTTCACTACTGACGAAGCAATCAACTTCCTCGAGAAATATTCGGACCTGCTGCCGTTAACTTGGAACAACTGATCCTTCTGCCCTTGCCCATCTGGATGGTGGGCAATTCAGAATGATTACTGTTTTAATACGAACCAAAGGAGCAACCATGAAAGCCAAGCAATTATTTGCCAACGATGCCGTTCCCAATGAAGAACAGATGGAGCGTTACTACGCTGGTTCTATCATCTTGCAGAAAAAAGCACTGGCTTATGCCTGCATGAAGAACCAACTCGAAATTATCTGGACCCGCACTATTCCGACAGCGGCAACTGATGGTGCATACATTTACATCAACCCTGACTTCTTCCTGTCCCTCGACAATGACGAACAACGGGCTTTCCTGTTGGGTCACGAAGTTGGGCATGTCTGCCTGCGTCATATGGATCGCGCCATGCATTACGATGGCCGTGGATTCCACTCGATGCGTGGTGATATTCAGGTGCCGTGGATTCCGCAACTGTGGAACGTCAAGGCCGATGAAATCATCAACGCCGACCTGATTGCCTGCGGTCTGCAGATGATCCCGAAAGGCATGCTGAACGCGAAGGTTAATCGCAATTCTCAGCTTGATGAAATCTACGCTGATGCAGCACTGGAAAAGCAGCAGGATGATCGCCCGAAAGAAAAGCAGGGTGGCGAATCCGGTGACGGTTCCAGCGAAGACCCTCAGGGAGACGAGCAGTCAACTGACACGTCAGGGACACCTGATGATCAGGACGATCAGTCTTCACAGGATGGCCCAGAAGCTGACGAGTCTGACGAAGAAGGTCAGGGTAGCGGGGCTGATGATTCAGAGGAGCCTGAGCTGTCTGATCACGGTGGATTCGATGATCACCTGACCCCCGTATATGAGGGTGATGACGATCAGCAGGAATTGGATCGTGAAGACGATCAGATGCAGATCGATCAGGCCGTTCAGGATGCTATCGAACAAGCCAATTCCATGGCGAAACGTCTGGGCATGCGAGCAGGTACAGGCAGTGGCGTTTTCGGACGTGCCGTTGCTGACCGCAAAGAGCGTGAGCATGTGATCGATTGGCGCGAGGAACTGGCCGAGTTCATCACCTCCCGAACGGGTGGTGGCGAGAATAGCTGGAAGCACATTCATCGTCGGCGCTATGCCATGTACGGTTCACTGAATCCAACCCCGATGGGCCTGCTGTCTTCCATGAACCTGATCGAAGATCGGTCCGGTTCGGCCCATCACCTGCATGATCTTTTCATGGGTGAGCTGGCTTGTCTGGTTGACACGTTACAACCTGTCGATGGTGTACGGGTTCTGTTCGTGGACACCGAAGTACTGGACACGGCAGTCGTTCACACTGGCGAGGAGTTGCTTGATCTCGAAGCGCCTGCTGGTGGCGGCACCTGCATGGCACCTGCACTTGACCGGATCGACGAAGAAGGTTGGGACGATGCGGACGTGACACTGTGCTTCACTGATGGCGAACTGTTCGACGATGACATGCAACGTCTGGTTGATCGGGACACCCTGATCGTGCTGGACCGCAAGCCCGACACGTACTTCGTTGGGCCGTTGCTGGAAAAAACTGGGGCACGTTACATCGTGGTCCAGCCATGAAGAAAACCCTTTCCCCCCTTCGGGGGGGGAAAGGGTTCCATAACTGACACGTCAGATCGTACTGGCTAGTCGGGGTTGGTGCCCGATGATTGGAAGGCAGTTAACAACTGACAACAAAACACCCCCGATGGCAAGGGTTAGTGCTGGGAGTTGGTGGTCCCCCACCCTGTGGCAGTGAGCGCAAGCAATGATACTGGTACAGGGAACCACCACCTATTTATCAACACGTCACTATCACGATCACAACAGGAGTAAGC